ATTGGTCCTACGCGGTTACCTTTGCCGGTGAATTTAACCTCACCGTGCCCGGAGTGGAGGACGCCCATGGTGACCTAACCCTGTATCACGTCATTGCGGCGCCGGCAGACACGGCGAAACTCAACCCGGGCGGCGCCCCTCTCGCGCTCCAATTTGTGGAGCTGCTAACGGCTAAGGACGACAGCGGCGAGAAATTTTTGGTTGGCCGCGGGCGGATCACGGTGGAGCCGGATCTGTCGGCGCTCAATGACGGTGACGCGCTCACCTTCAACCAGAAAACCCTCAAGGCCATCCGCGCGGAAATCTACTCGCGCCTCACCAACCAAAACTCCATTGACAACTACAGCGTTGGCGGCCGGAGCGTGTCCAAAATCGCGCTCCGCGACTTGCAACAACTGGAGGGGGAGTATCAGGAAAAGTGTTGGCGCGAACAAAACCCCGGGCGCTTTTCCTACCCGGTCAACGTCGCATTTCCGTCCAATGAGGTGGCGCCCTCACCGTACGTGACCACGCGGTGGCGCCCATGAAACCGCCGGTTTTCCTGTTCGCCGGTGCGCGCGCGTATGTCGCGCGGCAGTGGCGCAAACTAACATCCAACACGCGCTCGGTGTTCAAGGGCGCGGAGCTCTCGCGGCTTTGGTTCGATTGGGTGGCCACGCCCATCTCAGCGGACCAGGAAATCTACAACGATTTTCTCCGGCTGCGCTCGCGCGCCCGGGAAATGCGCCGCAACCACCCGTTGGTGCGGCAGTACGCGGACCTCATTTCCACCAACGTCATTGGCGATGAGGGCATGCGCTTGCGCGCCAAGGTGCGCAACCGCGACGGCAAACTCAACAAGGACGTTAATGACCGCATTGAGGCGGCCTGGGAGGACTGGAGTGAGAATGTCACTACGGACACCACCATGGGCCTCACGGACTTTTCCCACATGTTGGTGGAGTCCTTGGCGGTCGATGGCGAAATCCTCATAAGAAAAATCAAGGGTTACAAGGCCAACAAGTACCGGTTTGCGCTCCAGGCGGTGGACCCGGACCTCCTGGACCACCAGTATTTCCGCGCACCCACGGACACGGAAAATGAGGTGCGGTTGGGTGTCGAGGTGGACAACTACGGCCGCCCGGTGGCGTTCCACTTGTGGGACCGCCACCCCACGGACCTGTTCAATTCCCAGGCGCGCAAGCGCATCCGCGTGCCGGCGGAGGAAATCCTCCACATTTACCGGCCGGACCGGCCCAACACCTCCCGCGGCACCACGTGGCTCAACTCGATAATGATGCCGGCCAAAATGCTGGACGGTTACGTGGAGGCGGAAGTGGTGGCCGCGCGCACCGGCGCCGCCAAAATGGGCTTTTTCGAGCAAAAGACGGCCGGCGACTACGCACCGCCCGCGGACGGCGAGCGCCTAACAATGGAGGCCGTGCCCGGGCAGTTTGAGGCGTTGCCACCCGGCATGGAGTTTAAACCGTGGAGTCCGGAGCACCCCTCCACCGCGTTCCCCAACTTTGTCCAGAGCATGCAACGCTGGATTGCGAGCGGCATGCACGTTTCCTACAACGTGTTGGCCAATGACCTCCAGGGCGTCAACTACTCCAGCTTGCGCTCCGCGCTCCTGACGGAGCGCGACCACTGGCGCAAGTTGCAAAAGTGGTGGGCGCGGCGCGTGTTGAAACCGATTTATGCGGAGTGGTTGGGCTTTGCGCAGCTCGCGGGCCTGTACCTGGACTCGCGCGATTGGAACGCCTACATGGCCGTGCGCTTTATGCCACGCGGCTGGAGTTGGGTGGACCCGTTGAAAGACATAAACGCGTCCGTGGCCGGCATCGAAAACGGGTTGGCCTCACGCGCGCGCGTGCTCGCGGACCAAGGCCAGGATTTTGAGGAAATCGCGGAGGAGCTGGCGGATGAGCAAGCGCTCATTGCGGAGCTCAAATTGCAACTCACCGGCTTTGGCGTGGGACCGGGCGCGACGGCCGGCGACGCGCCGAAAAATGACCAAGTTGGAAGCGACAGCACGGCCAACGATGGAGGCGGCCGCGCGGCGCGCCTCCGGCTCGTGCGTTCGCTCCTCACCCTCCAGGAGTGACCCATGCCCAAGCGCACCCAGGCACCGCCCACGAGTTTCCCCGGCGACGTACCGGCCACCGGTTTCCGCGCGGGCACCATCACGGTGACCAAGCGGGCCAAGGACCCGGCCGACACGGAGGAGGGGGACGGCGCGGAGGAGTATGACGTTTCGCTCAGCTCGGAGGAGCCGGTGGGCCGTTGGTTTGGCAATGAAATCCTGGACCACTCGGCCAAGTCCGTGGACCTCACGCGCGCGGAGCAAGGGCTCCCGCTCCTCAAAAACCACGACTCCTATGGCGCGCTCCCCATTGGCCGCATCCACGGCCTCAAGGCGGCCGGCGGGAAACTGCGCGGCACGATGACCTTTGCGCCGACCGCGGACGGTAAGGACGCCAAGGCGCTCGTGGACTTCGGACACCGCGAAATGTCCGTGGGCTATTCCGTGGACCGGTATGAGGTGACAGAGGGCCGCGGGGACGCGCCCTCCACCTACCGCGCCACACGCTGGACTCCGTTGGAGGCCAGTTTGGTGAGCGTGCCGGCGGACCACACCATTGGCGTGGGCCGCAACGGCGGCCGCGCACGGGACCCGATTGTTACGCGTGCGCCGGACTCGGAGCCGGCGAGCTCTACAGAAACCCTCTCAACACCGGCCGCTCCGGCGGCTACTTCACCAGGAGTTGTTACCATGCCAGAGACAGCCGCCCCAACGGGCAATGGCCGCGATGAGGCGGCAGAAATCCTCCTACGCGCGTCGCGCCATGGCGTGCCCACGGATGAGGCCGCGCAGTGGATACGCGACGGCATCACGCTCGCGCAGGCGTCGGAGAAAATCCTGGCGCGGGTGAGCACTCCGCCCACCAAACAACCGGCCGCGGAGCTCCAGCTCACCGAAAAGGAGGCCAAGCAATACTCCTATTGCCGCGCGATTCTCGCGGCCGCGGATGAGCGCAATACCGGCGGTTTCGAGCGCGAAATTTCCCAGGAGTTGGAAAAGACACTCCCGGTCCAGTACGCGCGCAAGGGCGGAATGCTCATTCCCACGAGCCTCCGCGGCATCAAGCACCCGCAGCTCCGCCAGGAGCTCACCCCGCACATGCGGGCGGCGCTTGATGACTTTATGACCCGCGCGGGCGGCTCCGGCACGATTGACTCCGCCACCTCCAACGCCATCAAGGAAGTGGTTTTCACCGTGTACGGTGGCGAGCTCATTGAGTTTTTGCGCAACCAAGCGCGCGTGGTGGAGTGCGGCGCCCGCGTGTTAACCGGCCTCTCCTCGCCGGTTGCCTTCCCGCGGCAGACTGCGGACAACCCCGCGGTGTGGGTGGCGGAAAACCCCGGCTCCGACATGAGCCGCGGCAACGTCACCACGGACTTGGTGACCCTCTCACCCAAAACGCTCCAGGCGGCGACGGCCTTCTCACGCCAATTGTTGGTCCAGTCCAGCGTGGACGTGGAGGCCATGGTGCGCGCGTCCATCGGGTACGCGCACGCGCTCGCGTGGGACCTTGCGGCCATCCACGGGTCCGGCTCCTCCAACCAGCCCACCGGCATTTACCTCGCCTCCGGCGTGGGCGTGGAGGACTTCACCAGCACCCCGACGACCGGGCACCAACTCCAGTATCCATTCCTTGTGGACATGGAGAACAAGGTGGCCACCGCCAACGCGCTCCGCGGCTCGTTGTGTTGGCTCACCAACCCGGGCGTGGCCAAGAGCGCCAAAACTAAGCTGGAGTTTCCGGCGGTGAACGGCTCGGCCAAAATCTGGACCGGTCCGATTCTGGACGGCGAAATGGACGGCTACCCGGCGCACGCCACCAACCAAGTGTCCAAGACGATGACGAGCCCAGGACTCGCGGCCTCCGGCGGCAGCTACTACGGCCTCATCTTCGGCAACTGGGCGGACCTCCTCATTGGCCAGTTTGGCGGTGCCATGGAGCTCGTGGTGGACCCGTACACCCTGAAACTCCAGGGCATGATTGACGTGGCCAGCTTCCAGATGGTGGACATACAGGTGCGGCACGGGCCGTCCTTCTGTGTGTCCAAGGCCCTGGACGCCACGGTTTAACCCCTCTAACGGGGACGCGGAGGTGGCGGCCGCCGGTGTTGGTTGCGGCGGCCGCCACTGAAGCGCCCAGGAGTCCGACATGGGACGCGATGAGGGTAAGGGTTACGTCACCCAGGAGGGCGGAGTCCACCGCACCGTGGGTGCCGCCACCATGCGCGTGGTGGTGTTGTCCGGTTTCATTTCCCACGAGCGCACGAGCCTGGACCCGGGCACGCGCGTGACCCTCCCGCGGGCGCTCGCGCTCGCGCAATGCCACCTGGGCAACGCGCGCGCGCTCACCGCGGAGGAGGAGGCGGCGGATGCCGCCGCGGCCGCGCGGCCCACTCCACCCGGAGAGGTGGAGCACCGGGAGCCGGACGCCCAGGTGCGCGACCCACGCACGCGCAAACGGTAACGCATGGCCGGCACCGGAAACTTTGGCGGCGCGCTCACCACCGCACAAGCGGCGGACCTGAGCTCCATTGCCGGCGCCATCGGCGCGGAGTGCGTCATTGGCACCACCACGTTTTTTGCCGTGCCGGAGTTTGTGCCCAAGGACGTGGCGCTCAATATCGGCGCCGGCATCCGCGGCACCATTGTGATGTTGCACGCGTCCATCCTGGACGTGCCGCCGCTCCCGATTCGCGCGCAGACGCCCATCACCGTCACCCTGGACGGTGTGGCCACCGCGATGTTGGTCAAGGAGGCATGGCGAGAGGCGGACGGCTCGTTGGTGCGCATCATTTGTGAGCTCGCCGCATGAGCTCGGTGCGGGAGCAAATCGTCCAGGCGGCCGTGGCGCTCCTCAACACCGCGGCGCCACCCGGCATGCCGGTGTTCACGCGCACGCGCTTGGAACCGTACGGCGCGGAGGAATTGCCGGCCGGCACGGTGCGCGCGCTCCGGGAGGAAATCGAGTACGAAAAGGGCGGCAAGTGGGGGCCGTTTCGCAAACGCACCTTCACGCTCCGCGCCTCACTCTTTTGCCTGGGCCATGAGGGCAACCTGGACGACATGGTTGTGTGGGTGACCTCGCAACTTGATGGCCAGTTCACCCCGCTCATTGAGGATTGCATAGAGGGCCTGTACGACTTCCAGACCGCGCTGGAGGACCACCCGTATTGCGCCCTGGCGTTAGATTTTCGCGTCCATTACCACACAATTGTTGGCGACCAAACGCGCGCCCAATAGGAGTCCCATCATGCCCGCATTCGCCTCACCGGACCCGCGCAACCTGTTAGTTGGTCGCGGCAAGTTGTTCCTGGACATTTTTGACCCCATCACCGGGCTCCCCACCGGCAGCCTCACGGACCTGGGCAACATCACGTTGATGGAGCTCTCGGACAAAACCGAGATTAAGGAGCGTTACAGCTCCCAGGACCCGGCCGGCTTTTTGCTGGCGCGCGTGGTCACGCGGCAAACCTTCTCCATCAAAGTCACCGGCGATGAGTTTTCCATGTACAACCTCGCCGCCGCGCTCAACGGTGTCATTGCCGGGAGTGACGTGCGCGTGGGCATGTTGTCGAGCGTGGAGGCCCACGTGCAATTTGTCGGCAACCCCATCAAGGGGCCGGCCATCCGCGTGGACTACTGGCACGTCAGTTTCGTGCCCACGGGCAACATCGGCTTTATTAAGGACGATTTTGCGGAGTACGGCCTGGAGGGCCAATGCATCGCGGACTTGGTGGGGCACCCGGAAAGTCCGATTGCCACCGCCACGTTCCTGTAAGCATTGACGCTCGGCAAACTCATTAGGAGCCATTCCATGGGCCACCGTTATCCAGAAGTTGGCGCGCTCACCGTGAGCGCGCTATTTGCACCCAACGCGGCCGTGGCCGCCAACTCGGACCCCTCCACCAACCCCACGGTGTCCATTGCCAATTCCGTGGGGGAGGCGTTGGTGGTGCTCCAGGCGGGCGCCGCGAGCGCCGGCAGCTCACCCACGTTGGACGTGAAACTCCAGCATTGCGACACCGCGGGCGGCTCCTTTGTGGACGTGCCCGGTGGTGCGTTTGCCCAGGTGACGGACGCCACGGACTCCATCCAGTCCATGGTCATCCGACCCGGCACGCTCAAAAATTTCCTGGCCGTGGCGGTGACCGTGGGCGGCTCGGAAGCGAGTTTCCCCGGCGTAGCGGTGAGCGTGGCTCACCAACCCGGGTGAGCCCATGAGCCGCGAACTAACCGCGCTTGCGTACCTGGGGGTGGCCACGGAGCTCGTGGCGCCGTTGGCCGTTGCGGTGACCGTTGCCCAGGGCGCCGGCCCCGTGGTGTCCGTGGTGGGCATCAAGGGTGACATTGCCGTGGTGCTCCACGCGGCGCTCGCCACCGCCGGCACCACGCCCACGCTGGACGTGTCCGTGTATGAGTCCGCGGACGGCTCCACCGGGTGGGCGTTGGTCAAGGCGTTCACGCGCGTCACGGACGCGGCCGCCGGTGGCGTCCAGGTGATGGCGTTGGACTCCAACCCGCGCAAGGGTTTTCTCACCGCCAAGGTGGCCGTGGCCGGCTCCGGCGCGCATTTCCCCATCGCGGCCCACATTCTGACTTTGCCGCCGGCCTAAGCACCGGCAACCTAACTCTCTCTCAACGCAGGAGACACGCGCATGTCCGGTTTTACGCATAAGTTTGGCGTCACGTTTAGCAATGACGCGGGCACCATCGTTTCGGAGGTGGACAGCTACACGGTGGACTCGGAGGTGAACCTGGACGAGTTGGTTGCGGCCAGTCAAACCAACAAGGAATATGATATTGCCGCGCTCCAGGCGCAAATCAAAACCTTGGCCATCTACGCGGACCAAGCGTGTACGCTGAAGTTCAACTCCAGCGGCTCACCCACGCCCACCATCGTGCTCGCGGCGAAAAAGGCCGTGTTGTGGAATGTGGACCACCAGGAGGACAACCCGCTAACCACCAACGTGACCAAGGTATACGTCACGACCACGGTGGCGACAAACTTGAAAATCCGTATTGGAATTGCGGCCGCTCCGTAAGTTGGAGCGTGCGCGCGCAGCGAGAGAGAAAAACCGAAACAAGGCAACGCACCCAACAACGGACACCTCCTTGAGGCCCGGTGCGGCGGAGTGCGTTGCCTTTGTTTCCCCTCGGCAGCGCGCGCGGCATCGGGCCTCCGTTTGCATGGCCACTGAGGGGATGACTCATGCTTGTCGAAATCGAGGGCGCCGGTAAGTTCCACACCATCACCAAGGCGTCCACCATTGAGCGGGACATAGTTATTGCCAACTTGTTGCGCGCGAGCGGCGCACAAGCGGCTTTCCTGGAAAAAGTAACCGCCGGCCTGGAGCCGGACACCGCGGTGTTTGAAGCCTTCGCGGCGAGCGGCATGGTGTTTGACTTCCTGGGCGCGGCGCTCATGCCGGTGGCGGATGAGGCCGCACCACGGCCGCATTGGCTCCAGCGGTTGACGGCCTGGGTGCTCCAACGCCCGGGCGCCGCGGCGCGCGGCCACGGCGGGGACCCGCTCAACTGGACGCCCGCCATAGGCGCGGCCACCGCGGAGCGGTTGAAACACGTGACCGCACCGGCCGGCAAACAAATGCTCACGCACCTTGTGGTGGCCGCGGCCACAAGTTTTTTTATGGCAGGGCTTCACTCGTTGGTGACTTCCCGGAGCTCTTTGCGGGCGATGATGGAGGGGGGGACGGCGGTGCGGCCCAAAACAACCGGTGGCAATGGGAGCGCGGCGCCTATGAGCTCGGAGAGTGGGCGGTAATGGTCCACGAGCTGGCGCGCTATGACCCGCTCCGCATTCCGGTGGTGCTCCGGTGGCCGCTCCGGGAGGCCATGCTGGCCTACGTCAACCAACTCAAGCGGGAGGCCCTGGACTCCTGGCGGCACGCGGAGCTCTGTTACGTAGCGGTGGCGCCGCACTCCACCAAACCCGGCAACCCGCCCAAGGCACCGCGCATTTTGCGTAGGTTCCCAACACCGGAGCACCGGCGCCCCGGCGCCACCCAGGAGGAGGCCCATGGCGGAGGTGAATGAAACCCGGGTCCGGCTTTCCGCGGAGGGCATGGCGGAAGTTGTCAGCGCATTCCGCACCGTCCGCACGGAGGGCCAAGGCGCGGCGCGTGACCTCAAGGGGGCGTTTGCGGAGCTCCGTGCCGAGTTTGAAAGCCTCGGCAAGTACCTTGTGGCCGGCTTCGGCATCGTGGCGGTGGCGGAACACCTCCGCACGTTGTTTAAAAATTCCTTGGACACCGCGGAGGGGTTGAACCGCCTGAGCCGGCAAACCGGCCTCACCACTAACGCCATCCAGGCATTCCAGCGCGCGGCGCGGGAAACCGGCGTGGGCTCGGAGGAGGCCAACAACGCGCTGGCGAAATTTACCGCGTCCTTTGGGCGCGCGGAGCTCGGCACCGGCAAGGCCAACGCGGCATTGACCGCAGTGGGCCTCAACCTCAAGGAGCTCCAGAAACTCACCCCGGACCAACGGCTCCTCGCGATTGCCGCGGCGCTCGCGCGCACGGAGGAGGCGTCCAAACGCTCCGCGGTGGAAATGGCGATTTTTTCCCGCGGCGGCACGGAGCTGGACGGCGCGCTCCGCAAGTTGGGGGAGCAAGGGTTTGCGCCATTCCTGGCGCGCCTCCAGGAGTTGGGCCTGTACCTGGACCGGGAGGCCCTGGACCGGCTCCTCCACCTCAAGGAGCAATTGCGCGACGTGGGTGAGGTGCAACAGGGCCTCGCCAACCAACTCCTGGCCGGCCTCGCACCGGCGCTCGTGTCCTTCTCCACCAACCTGACGCGCGCCACCGCCGCCGGTACGGGCTTCGCCGCGGTGGGTGAGGCCATTGGCCGGGTGCTCAATTTCTTCGCGCTCGGTTTCCAGGCGTTGGGCACGCGCATTGGCGGGTTTTTCGCGCAGCTCGGCATCGTAGGGGAAACCTGGGGCGCGGCGTTTTCGGCGCTCATGGCCGGCAAAGTCACGGAGGCCGTTAACATTTGGACGCACGGCCGGGACCGCATCCGGCAGCTCAACGCGGAAATTGCCGCGGACGTGGCGGCCATCAACGCCAAGTCCACCGTGGCGGAGCTCCCGGCGAGCAAACCCACGGAGGAGGCCGCCAAGGGCGGCGGCCAGGACACCACCGCGGAGCTCGCCAAGGTGGCGAAAGCGCGCGCGGACCTCCTCCGCGCGGAGCTGGACGTGGAGCTCAGCCTCCAGAAACTTGCCAACCGCGCGGCCCTGGAGGACGCGCGTGCGAGTTACGCGGCCGGGAAAACCTCACTGGCGGAGTATTACGCGGAGCGCGCGCGGCTCATCAACGCCAACATTGATGCGGAAATCGCGGTGCTCCGGCGCAAGGAGGAGGTGGAGCGCGGCCGCAAGGTGGACCTCAACGATGAGGCCGGACAGATAGAGAAACGCGCGCACCTCCTGGAGCTGGAGGGCAAGGTGGCGGAGGCCAACGCCCAACGGCGCGTGGAGCTCGCGGCCAACGAGCGCGAGCAAGAGCAACAGTCACAAGAGGTGCGGGCGCGCAGCATCACGGCGCAAATCAAGCTCCTGGAGCTGGAGGGCAAAAAAGTGGAGGCCGCGCGGCTGCGCCTCCAGCTTGATGAGGAGGCGTTGCGCAAGGAGCTCCAGGCGGCCAACGTGCCGCAGGCGGACCAGGACGCGGCGCTCCGTGCGCACGCGGAGGCGGCCGCCGCGGAGGCGCAATACAAGGACGCGGTGGAGCGGCTACGCGCGGAGCTCTCACTCCTCAACACGGAAAAAAAGGGCATTCAGGACCAAGTAAACAGTGGGCGCATTTTCTCACTCCAGGGGGAGCAACAAATCCTCAACCTGGAGCGCCAGCGGCTCCCGGTGTTGGAAAAGGAGGCCGCGGCGGCCAAGGAGCTGGCGGACCGCACCAAGGACCCGGCCGCCCGTGCCGCGGCCGCGGAGCTCGCGCAACGGGTCCAGGACATTAAAACCGCGACCGACACGGCCGGCGCCGCCATGCGGGAGTTTAAGGACGGTGTGGAGCACGCCATTGGCCAGGGCCTCAACACGTTCCTGACGGAGGGCATAAAAAACGTCCACAACCTGGGCAAGGCGTTTGATGACGCGGCCAAGCAAATTTTCAATGACCTCATCCAGCTCGCGCTCAAAATCGAGGAGGAAAAATTCCTCCAGTGGATTTTTGGCGGCGGCCTCCCCGGCTTCTCCGGCGGCGGACCCGCGGGCGCCGGCCTGGGCGGCGGCGGTGGTGGCGGGGGCGGCAGCATCGGCGGCGGCGGACCCACGCTCGCGGCCGCCACCGGCGGTTATGTGCGCGGACCGGGCACGCCCACCTCCGACTCCATACCGGCATGGCTGAGTGACCGGGAGTACGTGGTCAACGCGGACGCCACCGGGCGCCCGGGCGTGTTGCCCTTCCTGGAAGCGATTAACCGCGGCGGCCAACCGGTGGCCACTCCGCGCTTTGCGGCCGGCGGCTCCGTGGTGGGCTCGATCGGAGGCCAGACCTTCCGCGGGGAGGTGCCGCGCGCGGCTGCGCCGCAAGTCACACTCCGCGTCCACCCGGATGCGCTCCACCTCACACTCCGTGATTGGTTTGAGCGCGAAATCGCGGACATTGCGGCCAAGCGATGAGCCTGGATATTTACCCGGCCAACGTGTACGCGGACTCCACGGGCGCGCTCGTGGTGCTCCAGGGGCCGCCCAATCGCGCGGTGACCTGGGCGCTTACCGCCGGCTCCGGCACGCTCACTCCGCTCACCAACTACACGGACGCCCAGGGGCGCGCCGCCGCGGTCTACACACCCGGCACCGTGGGTGACCACATCACCGTCCAGGCAACCTATGGCGCTTGAGGTGGTGGCCGGCCCGTATAACGTGGCGTACCTGGGGCGCCAACTTGATTCTTTCGGCGGCGGCCTCGCGGCCACCTACATACCCGGACTCGGCCTCCTGGGCGTGGGCACCCAACTCCACCCCACCTCCATCATTGCCGCATGGGGCGTGCAATACGATGGCACCGCGTTCCCGCGCTCCGGCTATTCCGGCGCGGGTGCCGTCATCGTGCCGGACTTGCGGCGCTCGCGCGGCCTCGCGGCCATCGTGGGCGGGTTGGCCATCCACAACCTCAACTGGCTGGCGGCGCGGCCGGACTCGGACGCGTGGCTCACACCGGTGTCCGGCTTTTTCGGCACCATCCACGCGGTGGCGCCGGACCGGTTTCTCCAGTTTGGCAACACGGTGAAGTCCGCGCCGCTCTATGACGGCCGGAGCGCGAGTTTCACCACCACGGAGTACACGTTTGCCGGCACCGCGCCCGGTGGCGTCCAGTCCATCAGCGTGGCCGGCCCTACGGAGTTGTGTGTGGTGTACGGCTCCGGCTCCCACCCGCAAATCCGTTTTTATGATTGGGTGCAAAAGACGCAATCGCGGCCCACCTGTTTCCTGGACCGGTTTTACAACGGTGTGTGGTACGTGCCCAAGTGGGACATTTTTGTGGCGCTCGTGAGTCGCACGCTCTACACGCTGGCGCACGCGGTGCGGCCGGCCACCGTGAGCAACCCGACCTTTGCGCCGACTCCCACGGCCGGGGAGGTGTCGGATGTGTCCGTGCAAGTGTTGGGTGGCCAATCGGAGCCATGCGTGGGCGAGCTCATCAACTGGAGCATAGGGGCCGGCGGCGGCTCACTCACCGCGACGCAGAGCGCGACGGATGCCACCGGGTGGGCGCACACCGGCTATGTCGCGCCCGTGGGACTCGCGGGCTCCGTCACCATCAACGCGGACCTGGAGTTTTAGCGGTGCTCCGGCCCACCTACGTTTCGCAGCCATTCACGTACCGCCTCCCCGGGGATATTCCGGTCATTGGTTTCCCGTTGTCGAGTTATAACCCGTACCTGACCACCGCACCGCGCATCTACGGTGAGGCCGCCACCGGGAGTGAGTCCGCGTTGTTCGTGAACGCGGAGGACTTGGCGGACGGCTACGGTGTCATTTGGTTGGGCACCGTGTTGGACCAAGTACATTGGCCGTCCTATGAGTACCGGTTTTATAGGTTCAACGGCACCACCGGGGCGTACCTGGGCGCCGTTGAAGTGGACAACGTGTTGAATTGGTTTGAGCTCGCCGCGGTGCAATCGCGCGATGGCTCCATCTATGCGCTCCAGCAAACCACGTTGCTGGCCTACCCGGTCCAGGCGGACCCCGTGGCCGGCGTGAGCGTGTCGGCGGACGTGGCGTTTGACCTGGGCGCGCTCACCGGCGCCACGGAAATTGAGGCGTTTCTCATTGACGCGGACCTCAACCTTTTGTTGGTGGGCAAGGACCTGGACCCCAACCTCCGCACCTACAACCTCACCACCGGCGTGCCGCTCCAAGTCATCGCGCTCCCCGGTTTCCCGGTCACCATCATGCCGGTGGACACGCGGCAGTGTTACGTGATGACGGACGGCGGCCTCCTTTGTTTGGTGGACTTCCAGGCGGGCACCATCGTTTCGGTGTTCACCGTCCAAACCGGTTTCAACGCGTTCAGCGCCTACCGCACCATCACGTATGACCGCACCTACGCGCGCTTTTTGTCCTGGGTGCTCACGCCACCGGACGGCACCGGCCAGAACACGAGCGTGGTGCGCGGGTACTATCCAGTGCCGCAAGCGGTGGGCCTCACCAAGCCGGTGCCACTCCGCGCGCCGCGCAAGTACCGCACCGTGCCCGTGCTCACGCGCGTATACGGGGACGCGGCCGAGTCCATCGGCGGAGGCGTGGTGTCCTTTGCCGTGCCGGAATCCACCGTGGGCGCCATCACCTCCTTTCCCGGCATCACGGACGCGGACGCGGAGGCGGTGGGCCAGCTCAGCGGTGTGGACTCCGGCAACGCCACCGTGTTGGCCTCCATCACGCTCGAAACCACCGCCGGCACGGACCTAACGCCCTTGCCGCCGCCGCTCCCCACCCTCACGCGCAACCCGGGTGACTTCCCGCGCTTGGCCGGCTTCATTCCCGGCGCCACGGCCAACCTGGACAACCCGACATTCCAGGCACAGGTGGCCAAGCTGGACCTTGCCGTGGTGGCGTTCCCGCCCGGGTACGTGGGCGGCGCCGGTCAAACCGCGCAGCAAATTTGCCTCGCCATCAAGGCGCTCAACCCCAACATTGTGTTGGTGAATTACACGGACCCGTTTGAGCACCCGCCCGCCTACAACGCGAGCTCCTACGGTGGCGTCACCAGCATGGTGGAGAATCCGCAAGGGTTGACGGCCACCGCGCCCAACCGGCCGCAGTGGTACGTATTTGACCACGCACAAACGGGCGCCAACCCCAACGCGGTGCCGATTGCCTCCCCGTGGGCCGGCGGCTCCGACCTCATCAACTTCACCGCCTGGGGCCGGCCGCGCAACCTCGCCGGCCAGGATTACAACGCGTGGCGCGCCAATTTCGATTCACTGTACTCCACGCGCGCCGCGCTCACCCTGGACGGCATGTTTGTGGACCACACGCCCTTTACATGGTCCACGCTCGTGGGGCCGGTGCCCTCACTCGCGGCCGGCACGTATGACGGAGTGGTGATTGGCTCCACGGTGGACTACCTGGGCTCCATCAACGGCGACTGGAATATCAACGAGCTCCCCGCGTTCAACGGCCACTGGCCGCCGCCGGACACCGGGCCGCCCTACAGCCACCAGGACTCCCACTTTAAACCGAGTCCGGCCAACACTCCGGACCTCGCGAGCACGGTGGACACCGCGGCGCGCGTGGGCGTCGCAGCCTTCGCGGCGCAGCTCCGCACCAACATGGGTGCCGGGAAATACGTGTTGGCCAATTGCAAGGATTGGGACGTGGGCCTCCTCGGCCCGTACTTCAACATGGCCAACGGTGGGCTCCTGGAATCCATCATTGGGCAGGCGGACAGTTATGAAACGGTGGACTTTGCCACCATGCAAACCGCCTACCGCAACATCATGGTGGCGCTCGCCAATCCCAAGCTGGCGATTTTTGCCCAGGACGGCAACCTCACCGACTACCAGGACGTGCGCTACGGGCTCACCGCGTGTTTGATCGGCACCGGCTTTGGCACGGCCTACTATTACCACTCGGACGGCGCGAGCGTGGGCGGTTACGCGGGCGTCAACTGGTTCGATGAGTTTGACTTCAACCTGGGCGCGCCCACGCAAACCGTGACGGTGCCCTGGCAAAACGGCGTGTACCGGCGCGACTTCCAACACGGCATTGTGTTGTGCAACCCCAAGGGCAACGGCTCCCAAACGGTGACGCTGGAAACCTCTTACACCAAGCTCACCGGCTCCCAGGACCCCACCACCAACGATGGCTCCACGGTCACCTCGGTCACGCTCGCGGACCGGGACGGCCTCATTCTCATGGCGTAACACATGGCAACACTCACCAGCTCCGCAACGGTGGCGATTGGTTCCGGCTCCGCGGTGGTGGAGTCCGTCACGGTGCCCATCCTCGCGGCCATCGGCGGCGCCACCGGCCCGGGCCGGCTCATCCACCCCACGCTCGGCACGCTGGACTATGCCCAGGCGCCGGATGAGTGGCGCAACGTGGACGCGGACGTGATTGTGGCGCCGGTGTGGTCCAACTCCAAAACGCTCCTGGGGAGCGCCAACGCGTTGTGGCCGGGGAACCTCCGGGACGTGGAGGTGGAGGAGCGGTGGACGCAACCGTTGGCCATGGAGGCCGCGTTTGTGCGCCAGCTCCTCACGTTTTTCCAAACCCCACCGGACCCGGACACGGATGCGCCGGTGCAGTGGTGGCCAAACTACGCGTCCACGCTCGGCTTTGAGGTGGCCATCAAGGACGTGGCCATTGGGGACGGCGGCACGGGCGCGGGCGTGGTGCTCACTCCGCTCCTCAACGCCAAGGGTTGGGTGGAGGGCAAGGTGGTTATCACCATGCAAGTCCTGGGGCGCGCGAGCTAACCCGTGGACAACCGGTTTGCGCAATTGCCGGCCGACACGGAGCGCACCGTGGCCGTGCTCCTCCACCCCACCGCGGACTTTGCCGCCATCATTGGCGGGACCGCCGCGGACGCGGTGGACCTCTCCGCGTTTGCCGCTCAGGTGCAACACTCGGCCAAGGACGCGGACGTGACTTTCCGTTATCACACCGCGTTGAACGGCGACAACCAACCGCAACCCGGCCAACTCCTGGAGCTCCAGCTCAATGGCGTGGCCATTTTTGTGGGCGTCATAGACACCATAAGCGCCTACAACTTCAAAACCGGGGAGCACTCGCTCACGGTCAAAGCCTATTCGCGCGACAACACTCCGGCCTGGAAAGACGTGAAACGCGTGACGGCCGTTTACGCCACCGGCACCCCGCTTAACGCCATTGCCACGGACGTGGCGGTGGCGCTCGGCCTCACCGGCATTGAGATTGACTTGCCGTTGGTCAATGTCTACACGGTCCACTCCAACGTCCAACTGGCCA